TAGAAATACTAGTGAGGCACAGTTTCAAACAGAATTTGAATGTGAGTTCTTAGGTAGTGTAGATACACTTATCAATGCAAGTAAAATAAAAACAATGGTTCCGATTGACCCACAACGAAGTGGTAACTTTGATGTTTGGGAAAAACCAAAGAAAGGACATATCTATACAGTTTGTGTTGACGTTGCAAGAGGTATAGCAAATGATTATTCGGCAGCAATAGTTGTTGATTGTACAAAGGCACCATATAAGATTGTTGCGAAGTTTAGAGATAACGATATTAAACCAATCGTCTTTCCTAACATTTTACAAAAGATAGGTAACGCATATAACAAAGCATATATGTTAATTGAGATAAACGACTTAGGACAACAGGTAGCAGACGCTTTGCAATTTGAGTTAGAATATGACAACATGATGATGGTAACGCAACGAGGCCGTTCAGGACAAGTATTAGGAGGGGGTTTTAGTGGTAGAGGTAATCAATTAGGATTACGAATGACTAAAGGCACGAAAAAAATCGGAACTTCTAATATGAAAAGTTTGATTGAAGCAGATAAACTAATCATTCAAGACTTCGATATAATATCAGAATTATCAACATTTATCGCAAAAGGTAAATCATTCGAAGCAGAACCGGGTTCACATGACGATTTAGTTATGTGTTTAGTCATATTTTCATGGGCAGCAAATCAAAGATACTTTAAAGAGTTGACCGATGTCAACGTAAGAGGTATGATGTTTACTGACCAACAGAATGCTATCGAAGCAGATATGGCACCTTTTGGATTTATTGACAATGGAATAGACGATCCAGAAGGAAATAACAATTCATTCTTTGATGACGCAGGTGAGTTATGGACACCTGTAGAAATACGCAAAGGAATATAGAGTTTTCGTATATGATAAATATACACAAAGGGTTATAACAAACAAAACTTAATATTAAGGAGAACGAACAAATGGCATTTCAAGTATCACCAGGTGTTCTAGTACAAGAAACTGACCTAACGAATATCGTACCAGCCGTATCTACTTCAATCGGTGCTGGCGTAATCGTTTCTACAAAAGGACCAGTTGACGAGATAACTTTAGTATCAAGCGAAAAAGAACTAGTTGACACATTCGGTGAACCTAATGGATCAACTTTCGAATATTTTTTTGCTTTATCAAGTTTCTTACAGTACGGAAACGCCCTTAGAGTTGTACGACCTGCTCTTGCAGGGTTAGTAAATGCAGTATCATCAGGATCTGCTATACTAATTAAAAGTACAGACGACTATTTGAACAACTATGGTTCTGGCGAAGCGAATGTAGGCTCTTGGGCTGCTCGTGAAGCAGGAACTTTAGGAAACAGTTTGAAAGTTTCTGTGTGTCCTAATTCAACAGCATATGCAAGTGCTGGTAGCACCAACTTAATCAATGACGCTTCTATGGCAGTCGGCGATACATCATTTACAATTGATGACGCTGGTGGCGATAAAATTCAAGTAGGCGACATACTAGAGTTTGGAGACGCTTCAGGTAACTTTACAGCTGCACCATCAGGACATTATTATAAAATTACAGATATATCTGGATCAGTAGTAACAATCACAAGATTCAATCCTCAAACAGGAGCAACTGAAACTGGTGGTTTAAGACACGCTGTTGTAGATAACGCACAATACAAAAGATATTGGGAATATTATTTCCAATTCTCAAATGCACCATCAACTAGTGATGATGTTTCAGCTGCAGGCGGTAGTAATGATGAATTACATATCGTAGTAGTTGATGAAGATGGCGGTATCACAGGTACAGCAGGAACTATACTAGAAACTTTTGAAGGTTTATCACAGGCTTCAGACGCTAAAAATTCAACAGGTGGTTCAAACTACTATGTTGACGTAATCTATTCAGATAGTAAATATATTTACTGGATGGATCATGAAGCAACTTTAGCAAATGCAGGTTCTGCTAAAACAGGACAGACTTTTGATAATACTTTCACACAAACTATAACAACTATTGCTACATCACTAGGAAGTGGCGTAGATGGATCATCTGCTTTTACACCTACTAACGGTGAATTAGCAACTGCTTTTGATAGATTTAATGACACCGAAAATGTTGACATTAACTTATTGATTGCAGGACCTTCACAAACATCAGCAGACGCAACTGGCGATACACTTGCAACTAAAGTTATTGACATAGCAGAGCAAAGAAAAGATATTGTGGCATTCATATCTCCTGCAAGAGATGATGTTGTTTCAAAATCAGGTTCAGATGTTTCTGATCCAATTAAGCAAACTGTAAATGTAAAAGCATTTGCAGACGGACTAGCTTCTTCAAGTTATGCAGTTATTGATAGTGGATACAAGTATATGTACGACAAATATAATGACGTATATAGATATGTTCCATTATGTGGTGACATCGCAGGACTTTGTGCTAGAACTGACAACGTTGCAGACGCATGGTTTTCTCCAGGCGGTTTCAATAGAGGCCAAATCAGAGGTGCAGTAAAACTTGCTTTCAATCCAAATCAAACGCAAAGAGATGAATTGTATAAAGCAAGAGTAAATCCAGTAGTAACTTTCCCAGGTCAGGGAACAGTATTATTTGGAGATAAAACTGCTCAAGCAAAACCAAGTGCTTTCGATAGAATCAATGTAAGAAGATTATTCATTGTTCTTGAAAAGGCGATTGCTACTGCTGCTAAGTTCCAACTCTTTGAGTTTAATGATGAATTTACAAGAGCTCAATTTAGAAATCTTGTAGAACCATTCCTTAGAGATGTTCAAGGCAGAAGAGGTATCACAGACTTTTCAGTAGTATGTGATGATACAAACAATACAGGTGAAGTAATTGACAGAAACGAATTTAGGGCTGATATCTTTATCAAACCTGCTCGTTCTATCAACTTTATCCAACTCAACTTTATTGCTACTCGTACAGGTGTTGCGTTTAGTGAAGTTGCAGGCGCTTAATTAGAAAAGGAGAAATAAAAAATGGCAAACATTAACGATTTCAAATCCCGACTAATTGGCGGTGGCGCTAGAGCCAATCAGTTTAAGGTAACTTTACCTTTTCCTGGTTACTCACAAGTTGGGGGAGAAACTTCTGATTTAGCATTCTTATGTAATGCTACTTCAATACCAGGTATGACAGTAAGTGAAGTTGCTGTAAACTTTAGAGGCAGACAGCTCTATATTGCAGGTGACAGAACTTTTGCTACTTGGAACATAACTGTATTAAATGATACTGATTTCAAATTGCACAGAGCATTTGAAAGATGGATGAATGGTATAAACAACATGACAGATAACGAAGGGTTAACAAACCCATCTGATTATCAAGTGGATGCGTTTATCGACCATTTAGATAGAAATGGAAACACGCTTAAGTCTTATACTTTAAGAGGTGCGTTCCCAACTAACATTTCTGAAATTGCATTAGACTATGGTAATAACAATGCTGTAGAAACTTTTGATGTCACTTTTAGATATCAGTATTTTGAAACAGATACTACTACATAAAATAGAAAGTTATAAGGAAATATAATATGGTAGAATTACTTGGATTCCAAATAACTAGAGCTAAAGAAGATGGCGAATTAAAAAAGGATGGTGCGTCTAAACAGGCGTTCACCATCCCTACGCCTGATGATGGCACAACTACTATATCAGCTGGAGGTTACTTTGGCCAATATCTTGATATGGAAGTCAATGCCAAAAATGACGCTGACTTAATTAGACGATATAGAGAGATTGCACAAAATCCTGAATGTGATATGGCAATCGAAGATATTGTCAATGAGGTTATAGTGTCGGATGAAAGAGATAGTCCAGTCACATTATCTTTAGACAAGTTAGATATATCCGAAAATATAAAACAAAAAATAAGAAACGAATTTGATGAAGTTTTAAGTTTACTTGCCTTTGAAGAAAAAGGGCATGATATATTTAAGAGATGGTATACAGACGGACGAATTTATTTTCATAAAGTCATAGACCCACAAAGCCCTAGAAAGGGTATCACAGAATTACGATACATTGATCCACGAAAAATTAAAAAGGTTCGTGAGATTAAGAAACACCGAGATGTAAAATCAAAAGGTATTGAGATAGTTGAAAAAACTGCTGAATGGTTTGTATATAATGAAAAAGGTATACAATCAGGAAACACAAACGCAGGTGTAAAAATATCATCTGATTCAATAGTTTATGTAACGTCTGGTGTTATCGACCAAAATAAAAACATGGTTTTAAGTCACTTACACAAAGCGATTAAACCTGTTAATCAACTAAGAATGATTGAGGATGCTGTTGTTATTTACAGAATAGTAAGAGCGCCTGAAAGAAGAATATTCTATGTTGATGTAGGAAACTTACCAAAAGTAAAAGCAGAATCCTACCTAAGAGAAGTTATGGCAAGATATAGAAACAAACTTGTCTATGACGCTTCAACAGGCGAGATTAGAGATGACAGAAAACATATGTCAATGCTTGAAGATTTTTGGTTACCTCGTAGAGAAGGTGCAAAAGGTACCGAAGTATCTACACTTGCAGGTGGTCAAAACTTAGGTGAGATTTCTGATGTTCAATATTTTCAAAAGAAATTGTATCAATCTTTGAATGTGCCAATTAGTAGAATGGAATCAGAAGCAGGTTTCAATATTGGTAAGGCTGCAGAGATTACTAGAGATGAATTAAAGTTCACAAAGTTTGTTGCTAGATTAAGAAAAAGATTTACACAAGTCTTTAGTGATATACTCAAAACACAATTAGTCTTAAAAGGTGTAATGACTATTGAAGATTGGGTTAAGATAAAAGAACACATACAATACAATTATCTTAAAGATGGATACTTTGCAGAATTAAAAAATGCAGAAATATTAAGAGAAAGATTGTCATTGGCAGGCGAAGTAAGTCCTTATGTTGGTAAGTATTATTCAGTAGAATATATTAGAAAGAATGTACTTAGACAAACAGACGAGGACATTATGGAGATTGATAATCAGATTGCTAATGAAATTAAAACTGGTATCATAGCTGCGCCTCAAGGAGAAACCCTTGATAAGTATGAAGATGGCGATACCGATATAAATAATACAGGAGAATAATTATGGCAGATAATGAAGTAAAAACTGATAGTGCGGAAGTAGAAACACCAGTAAATCATGTAAACAACATGGTTAATTCTTTAGTTGACGGCGACAATGTTGCTGCTCAAGACGCATTTAAAAGTGCTTTAACTGATAAAATAGGACAAGCATTAGATGATAAAAGAATGACGGTTGCGAAAGATTGGTTAAGTGCTGGCGATGAATTAGAAGCAACACAGGATGCTGCTGGACTTGACAACGTTGGTCAAGAAGAACCAGTTGAAATAGAAGATCCAAGTGAAGCAGAAACAGAAGCAGAAAATGATACTGAGGTACAAGAAGTTTAGAAACGAAATTAATGAACGCAGATATGGCGGTCCTAAAAAATCTAAGGTGTATAGAACACTATCGCCAAAGATGAAGATTGTTATAGATGACTTGTATTCTGAAATTGAAAAATCATCTAATCCGGTAGGACAGATGAATGGTATAATAAGTAAAATTTCTGCTAAACATAATGTTAAAAAAAGTGAGTTAGAAAATTTTATTGACAACGAAATAATAAAGTAAAGGAAATAAAAAATGGCATTTGCAACTAGAACAATTAGAGATACCAACATCGCTACTGGTGAGGGTACTCAAGCAGGTTATGTAACTGTTGTACTTGACTTTGACGCCGATACTGCTACAGATAATTTAGCAGTAGATGGTAGTGCATTATCAGGTTTTGCAAACGGCGCTAAAATACATTTAACTAGAGCATGGTGGGCACTTTTACAAGGCACAGCTGCTAGTAATACTGGTGATGTAGAGATAGAATTTAAAGGCGCTTCAAGTGATACAACTTGCATAAGACTTGCGGGTACTGGACACTATGATGGTACAGCGGGAAGTATTAAAGGTAACGCAACTAACACAACAGCAACATCTTCGGACATCGAAGCTGTAACTAGAGGGGCAACAGGTTACGCAATTTTAGAGTTTAGAAAAGACGAAAACTATACTGCTTAGTGTTATATGGCAATTACGAATACAACCGTTGCTGATGTTAAAGGTGATAAAGTAATTATCACATCAAAAGGCATTGGCAACGAAACAGACCAAATCGTAGTTGACGCTGAAAAATTAATAGGCGGCACAAATGAATCCAAAGTAGGACTGATTGAGTGTCACTATCAAATAGAGAGCACAGGATCAGCAGGAATTTTAAGATTCTCTGCCTCTAGTGAAAGTAACAAACTAGGTTTACTCTTTAGTGGTAAATATGGTTTAAGACCTGACCAACTTATGTTTGGTAAGGATAAACAAATAAAACTATCAACGGACTCAAATGTAAAGAGTTATTTGTTAGTAACAGAATTTAGGAGATTTGATTAATGGCTGATGTAGTCACAACACAAACAATAGTCGATACAGTTGGAACTAAAACTGTAATTAAAATGACAAACATAAGTGATGGTACAGGTGAAACGCTTGTGACAAAAGCAGACGCTAGTGCTTTAAATTTTATGACCGAGGATGCAACTAAGAAAATTGCAAAAATCTGGTGGTCAATTAATACAACAAATGGTAAATCAGGAGTTGAATTATTATTTGCAGGTAGTGGGGCAAGTGCTGCTAATGCAACGATAGGATTTTTCTCTGGTACAGGTTACCATGATTACTTTACTTCAGGTAATAGTATTCCAAACAACGCAACACTTGAAGCGAATACATCACCTGCAGGTGACATACTGTTATCTACAAAAGGTTTTGTGTCAGGTGATAACTACACAATTATATTAGAAATTAGATAATGGCTAAAAAGAAAAAAGATTACTCTCGACAAATTCTTGAAAGAATTGTAGGGACAAAAAGAAAGACAGAAATTGCAGAAAAACTAAAACTTGCTTTTGCTGAAAAGTATGGAGTAAGAAAAGAAGAATTAAAAAAAGAGATTGTAGATAAAATCTATAATAAGGAAAAGGTGGAGAAATGAAACTAATTACAGAAACAATTGAACATATTGAAGTCTTGACCGAAGAAAAGAACGGAAAGAAAGACTACAAAATTCGTGGCGTCTTTATGCAGGCTGATATTAAAAACCGTAATGGTCGAATTTATCCAGTCGAAACACTTGCAAAAGAAGTGAAAAGATATACTACTGAATTTATAGATAAGAAAAGAGCTTTTGGTGAGTTAGGACATCCTGACGGACCAACGGTGAACCTCGAAAGAGTTTCACACATGATTACTAGTTTGAAACCTGAAGGTAAAAACTTTATTGGAGAAGCTAAAGTCATGGACACACCTTACGGCAAGATAGTAAAAAACTTGATTGACGAAGGTGCTCAACTAGGTGTATCTAGTAGAGGTATGGGATCTATTCAACAACAGAACGGAAGAAATGTTGTCGGTAGAGATTTTTACCTTGCAACTGCTGCTGATATAGTAGCAGACCCATCAGCGCCTGACGCTTTCGTAGAAGGCATTATGGAAGGTAAAGAGTGGGTATGGAACAACGGCGTACTAAAAAGTATCGAAGTTGAACAATACAAAGAAGAAATAGAAAGAACAAAAAGACAAAACTTAGCAGAGAAAAAGTCAAAAATCTTTGCTGATTTTCTTTCTAAATTAAAGTAAGAAACCTACGCTAAAATACCAAAAAGCGCAGGTTTCAAAATGGTAATATGTATAAATATTATCAACAAGAAAATTAAATTTAATTTTAAATGTTAAGGAGAGACCGAATGTCTGAAACCGAAGTAAAACAAGAAGTTGAGAAAGTTGCAGTTGCAGAAGAGCTTGACACAAAGGGCGACCCAAGTGCTCCAGCAAAATCTGGACTAAAATCTGAACCAACTCACCTTAAAAATGACGCAGAGGATCTTGGTGCTCCAGTTGTAAAACCAACTGACAGTAACCCAGACGCTACGAAAAAGGTATCTAAAGTATCAGACCAGGTTAATAAAGACGCTAATGACGCTTCATTACCGAAAGATAATAAGCCAGCGGGCATGAAAGAAGAAGAAACAGAAATCGAAGGCGAAGAAGAAATTGCTGAAGATAAAGTAGAAGCTTCTGAAATGGATATTGACCTATCTGATGATGTTAAGGCATTAGTTTCAACAGACGCAGATTTATCCGAAGAATTTAAGGATAAAGCAGCGACTATTTTTGAAACTGCTGTTAAGACAAGGATTAAAGAACAGGTAAAGATACTTGAGGCTCAGTATAACGAAAAACTTTCAAAAGAAACTGAAACAGTAAAAGAAGCTATGGTCGAAAAAGTGGACTCATATCTAAACTATGTTGTTGAAGAATGGATGAAAGAAAATGAGTTAGCAGTTGAAAGAGGTATTCGTACTGAAATCGCTGAGGACTTTATTACTGGTCTTAAAACTCTTTTCAAAGAACATTACATTGATGTTCCAGAAGAAAAGTACAACGTTCTTGATGACTTAACTGCTCAAAAAGAAGATTTAGAAGCAAAGTTAAATGAACAGATTGAAAAAAATGTTGAATTAACCAAAAAAGTTTCTGAATCTGATAAGGCAAGTGTTCTTGCAGATGTGACTGCTGATTTAGCAGAAACTGAAAAAGAAAAATTTGCTGCGATGGCAGAGAACATTGAGTACGATAGTGCTGATAAATTCAAAGAGAAGTTAGAAACTGTAAAAGAATCTTACTTCCCGAAAACAAAATTGGAAACAGCTGACGATTCAGTTGATTCTGTGGCGGCAAACGAGCCAACTGTTGAAGTTAGCTCTGATGCTATGGCTGCATACACTGCTGCCATTTCAAAAAATGTTAAGTCTGTTAAGATTTAATATGATAACAACTATAAACGCAAATAATTAGGAGAGATAAAAAATGTATCTTACTGAAAATTTACAAGAAAAGTGGCAGCCAGTTTTAGAGCATCCAGATTTGCCAAAAATCGAAGATGGTTATAAAAGAGCTGTAACTACTGTTGTCTTGGAAAACCAAGAGAAGGCAGTTCGTGAGGACAGAGCATTCATTTCTGAAGCCGCTCCAGCAAACGCAACTGGTTCTTCTGTTGATAACTGGGATCCAGTACTTATCTCGCTAGTTAGAAGAGCAATGCCAAACCTTATTGCATATGATATCTGTGGCGTTCAACCGATGACTGGTCCAACAGGACTTATCTTCGCTATGAAAAGCAGATTCTCTACTCAAGGTGGTACTGAAGCTCTATTTAACGAAGCGGATTCTGACTTCTCAGCTAGAGATGCTGCTGGCGACACTGGTTCACCAGACGCTCAAGCGGGCACAAACCCAGCTGTATTAAACGACAGCCCATCTGCTGGAACTTACACAACTGGTTCTGGTATGACTACTGCTCAAGCAGAAACATTAGGTGACGGATCTGATGAGTTCGCTGAAATGGCTTTCTCAATCGACAAAGTTACTGTTACTGCTAAATCAAGAGCACTAAAAGCAGAATACACTATGGAACTTGCTCAAGACTTAAAAGCAATCCACGGTTTAGATGCTGAAACTGAATTAGCAAACATTCTATCAAGTGAAATCTTGGCAGAGATTAATAGAGAAGTTGTAAGAACTATCTATGGTCACGCTAAATCAGGTGCTCAAGTTAATACAACTACAGCAGGTATCTTCGACCTTGACACAGATTCAAATGGTCGTTGGTCAGTAGAGAAGTTCAAAGGACTTCTTTTCCAACTGGAAAGAGATGCTAACGCAATCGGACAACAAACAAGAAGAGGTAAAGGAAATATCATCATCTGTTCAGCTGATGTTGCTTCTGCGCTTCAAATGTCTGGTGTACTAGATTACGCTCCAGCATTAAACACTAACTTAAACGTAGATGACACAGGTAATACTTTTGCAGGTGTTCTTAACGGTAAGTTTAAAGTATATGTAGATCCATATGCTGCAAACGTTGCTGCTAAACAATACTACGTTGTAGGTTACAAAGGAACAAGCCCGTACGATTCAGGCTTATTCTATTGCCCATACGTTCCACTACAAATGGTGAGAGCAGTTGGTCAAGACAGCTTCCAACCTAAAATCGGATTCAAAACTAGATACGGAATGGTACAAAACCCATTCGCAACTAGTGACGGAGACGGTGCATTAGACAATTCTGGTGCAGTTGCAGCTGGTAAACAAAACCTATATTACAGACGAGTTCAAGTAACTAACTTAATGTAATTAAGTAGTGTTCTTAAACGAACACACCACACCACAAAGGGGACCTTCGGGTCCCCTTTTTTTTGGTCTAAATTTCTCTTATAAATAGTAGTATGACAACTTTAAATGTAGAGGCACGACAACCTGATAAAATGGACTATGCGAGTCCAGTTCAGTTTAGGTTTAAATTATTCAGAATTCCAAACGTAGAGTTCTTTGTGCAATCAGTTAATATACCTGGTATCACTTTAGGTGAAGCAACACAAACTACACCACTTAAAGATATACCGATACCTGGTGATAAATTAAACTATGCAAGTTTAGAATTATCATTTTTAGTAGATGAGAATTTAAATAACTACAAAGAGTTACATGATTGGTTAATCGGTATAGGTTTTCCTAAAGACCATACACAGTTTCGTGACGCTTTGGCTGCAGGTGCAGATAGATTTCCTGGGTCAACAGCAGCGACAAGAACAGAAAGACAAACTGTGGCAACTGCCGAAGGTGCGATATATTCTGACGCTACATTAACAATCTTAAACAGTAAAAATATTGCTAAAACAGAAATTAGATTTAGAGATGTTTATCCGACAAGTCTTGGTGCATTGAATTATAATGTAGCAGCAAGTGATGTAGATTACTTAACTGTTGCCGCTAGTTTCAATTATTCTCTATACGAAATACACCAAATTTCCACAATTTAAGCTTTACTTTTTACCGTTTTTATAGTATAATATAATTATGACTTTAGATGAATTACAACAATTGGTAGATAAAGATTTAAAACTTGATGATACAGAATTAGATAGTGAATCAGCAAGAATACCTTTACTACACAACAAATACTTACAACACTTTAACAAATTTTCCTTATTACAAAAGAAGGCACAACATGAGTTGAACACTCTTGAAAAAGAGAAGTGGGAATATTATACAGGTAAAGCAGATGAATCTGTATATAGAGAAAAACCATTTGACCTAAAAGTTCTTAAAGCAGACGTTCACCTTTACATCAATTCAGACTTAGAGTATCAAAAAGCAGACCAAAAGGTTGCATATTTAAATCAAGTTGTAAAATACTTAGAACAGATATTAAGAACAATTAATAATCGTACCTTTTTAATTAAGAATATGATAGAGTGGAAAAAATTTACTAGTGGCGCAATTTAATGGACCATCAACAAATTTTTTCTACTAACATTTTTATCATAGATGAATTTATTATACAAAAAGGAAAAGGTTCACAAGGTGATATTGATATAGAGAATATGAAAAAATACATATCAAACTTGTGGGCAGAAAGAGATTATGATGATAATTGGCAAACCAAATCAGCAGATTTACATACTAAACCAGAGTTCAAAAGATTTGCTAGTTTAGTAAAACAATATTCTAAACAAATATGTAGAACACTTGATTATGATGTTGAAGATATTGTCATAACTGATATGTGGGCAAATGTTTTAAAAACAACTGAACACCATAACGTACATACACATTCAAATAATTTTTTAAGTGGTACTTATTACTTACAATCTGACCAAGCGTCTAGTATTGTTTTTCATGATCCTAGACCTCAAGCAGATGTTATTGTACCTAAGAAGAAAAAAACAACACCTTTAAATTCTAGTTTATTAAGTTACGCTTCTAAGACAAACAGAGCAATAATATTTCCATCATGGTTACCTCATTGGGTTCAACAAAACAAGTCTGCTAATAAACGTATAAGTATAGCCTGGAATATACAAGTTAAAGGACAAGTAGGAGAACACCATGAGTTCCAGTCAGCAAATTTCTGATTTTATTTTTTACTATCCACAAGTGTTAGGTGAAACTGCTTGTGACCATATAATATCACATTACAATAAAGATACTTTTATGAGGTGGAAAAAGTCTACCTTTTCAAATGCATATAAAAATTTAGGCACATCAAAAGTTGAAATGAATGAGTTTTGGATCGCACCACAAATGTTTGGTTATAAAACTATACAACAAGGTTTTGAAACTGCTGTAAATGATTATGTAAAAGAACATACTAGAATAAAAATACAAGAATACACACACTTTAGAATTAATTGTTATGCAAAAGGCGGGTTTATGAAAGAGCATATTGATAACATACACTATAGCCATGGACAGAAACAAGGATATCCACATCTAACGTCATTGATATTTTTAAATGATGATTATGAAGGTGGTGAATTTGTATTGTGTGGCGAACCGTTAGAAAAAAAGAAAGGTTCGGCAGTAGTCTTTCCATCAAACTTTATGTACCCACATGAAGTTAAACAAGTTACTAAAGGTGACAGATATAGTGTAATGACATGGATACTTTAATCATTGAAAAAAAGAATGATGTTTACCTAACGGTAGATTGTGACCCAAACATTCAAAGAGAGATATCAGAATTTTTTACTTTTTATGTGCCGGGTTATAAGTTTATGCCTGCATTTCGTAATCGTATGTGGGATGGTAAGATAAGATTATTTTCACAGAAAACAAAAGAGATATATTTTGGTTTATATCCATACATCAAAGCATTTTGTGAAGAGCGTGGTTATCATATTGTTGCAGGTAAAAATGTTGACGTAGAAAATAAAGTTGATAAAGAGATTGTTAAAAAGTTCTCAAATGGTTTAGGTCAAAAGTTTGAAGCAAGAGATTATCAAATAGACGCCATATATCATAGTCTAAAATTTAACCGAACATTATTATTAAGTCCTACAGCAAGTGGTAAGTCTTTTGTTATCTATGCATTGATCCGATACTATTCTCATTTAATTAAAGACAGAAAAAATAATAGATGTTTATTGATAGTACCAACAACATCTTTGGTTGAACAAATGTATTCTGATTTTAAATCATACGGTTGGGATGTAAAAAAGTATTGTCATAGATTGTATAGTGGTTACTCAAATGAAACAGATAAAAAAGTTTTAATATCCACATGGCAGAGTTTATATAAGTTGCCTAAAAAATATTTTGAACAATTCGGTGCTGTTTTTGGTGATGAAGCACATTTATTTAAGTCTAAATCACTTACAGAAATCATGACAAAATTAGAAGATTGTAAATACAGAATAGGTCTTACTGGTACATTAGATGGCACCCAAACACATAAGTTAGTATTAGAAGGATTGTTTGGTGCGGTAAATAAAGTTACATCTACTAAAAAACTTATGGATAAAAAACAATTATCAAATCTAACTATTCGCTGCTTAATACTGAAACATACCGAAGAAAATAGTAAGATGGTATCAAAAGGTAAGTATCAAGATGAGGTAGATTATCTTGTAAGTAGTGAGAGTAGAAATAATTTTTTAAGAAATCTTGCAATTAAAATGAAAGGCAACACATTAGTTTTATTTCAGTTAGTAGAAAAACATGGTAAAAAACTATATGAAATAATTAAAGAGAAGGCAGATGACAACCGAAAAGTTTTTTATATTTTTGGTGGTGTAGAAGCAGATGAAAGAGAAGCAATCAGAGGTATCACAGAAAAAGAAAAGGATGCTATTATCGTTGCAAGTTATGGTACATTTAGTACAGGTGTTAATATAAGAAATTTACACAACATTATTTTTGCTAGTTCGAGTAAAAGTAGAATAAGAAATTTACAAAGTATAGGTCGTGGTTTACGATTAGGTGATAACAAGACATCAGCAACTTTATATGATATAGCTGATGACTTAACATATAAATCAAAAGAAAACTTTACACTAAAACATTTTCAAGAAAGAGTTAGTGTTTACACACAAGAGGAATTTGATTATGAAATCCACAACGTATCCTTAAAAGAATAAATAGTAATATGAATAAAGAAAAATTATTAGTTAAGTTAGTTAATGGTGCTGAACTAATCGGTATAGTTGATGATAATGATCCATCTTGGATTAAAATAGATACACCATTAGAGTTAAGAACTATAACTAAAGAAACTAGATTTGGACCAAGAGATGATTCCTCTTTGGCACCTTGGATAATGTTTGCTAATCAAAAGACTTTTTCTATACCAAGAGATAAAGTTTTAACAATATCTACGATTAGTAAAGAGTTAGATAATTATTATGATGTTATATTAAGACAGCTAGAAAAAAGAAAAATCAAAACACCAATGAGTCCTGAAGAAATGGAAAGAATATTGGCATTAGCTGAAAGAATGGAACAAGAAGAACATATGAAAGATTTGGATGAAAAAGATTATGAGTTATATAATTTACCTGCTAAGAAAACATTACACTAGCTATAGCTACTCCCTCAAGCGACTACATAGTCGATTATACACACAATCCCAAAATTGTCAAGCACAGGCTTGCATTTTTTTGAAAAATATAGTATAATGCATACTATTAGAAAGAAAAATTATTATGGTTAAAAAAACACAAAAAGCACATTATGTAGATAACAAAAGATTTCTACAAGCGATGATTGAACACCGAGACAAGTGTCGTATTGCTGAAGAGAAAGGAAAGAAAAAACCTGATGTGTCAAACTATATAGGTGAGTGTTTTCTAAAGATTGCAAACCACTTATCTTATCGACCGAATTTTATTAACTATACTTTCCGAGATGATATGATTTCAGATGGTATAGAAAATTGTTTACAATATATGGATAACTTTAATCCTGATAAATCAACAAACCCTTTTGCATATTTCACACAAATAATTTACTATGCATTTATAAGAAGAATACAAAAAGAAAAGAAACAAATGGAAGTAAAAAAGAAAATGATACAAAACGCAGGTGTTGAAAACATGATGGATCAATTAGAAGGAGATGATGCCCAATATAGAAGTCAGCTGTTAGACTTCTTACAAAGAAACAGCAAAGAATAAAAATTATATAATAGGTAGGTATGAAGATAGCATTATTAAACGACACCCATTTTGGTGCCAGAAACGATAGTTTAATTTTTGATGATTACTTTTTTAAGTTTTACGAAGATATATTCTTTCCGTATTTAAAAGAACATAACATCAAAACATTAATACATTTAGGCGACATAGTTGATAGAAGAAAATTTATTAACTTTAGAATAGCACATAACTTTAGAAATAAGTTTATGCAACGTCTATGGAATGAAAAAATAGATACACATATTCTTATAGGTAACCATGACATATATTATCGAAACACTAACAAGGTAAATGCAGTACAAGAATTATGCACAGCACCTGATGGTGTAAACGAACCATTTATTTACGAAGATCCTAAAGTAGTAGAGTTCGATGGTCTTAAAATATTATTGTGCCCTTGGATCAATCCAGAAAATGAAGCACATTCTTTACACATTCTTAACACAGTAGAAGCAGACATATGCATGGGTCATTTTGATTTGAACGGTTTTAGAATGATGGATGCCATGGTGCAAACACACGGTTATGATAAAAACATTGTAAGTAGATTTGAGAAAACATTGAGTGGTCACTTTCACCACAAGAATGATGACGGTCAAGTATTTTACCTAGGTAGTCAATATGAAATGACATGGTCAGATTATAATAATCAAAAAGGGTTTCATGTATTCGATACCGCTACAAGAGAATTAGAATTTATTCCTAATCCATATACAATCTTTGCTAAATTAAAATATGATGATACAGAAACTAATTATGACAAGTTTGATATTACAGAATACAATCAAAAGTTTGTTAAATTAATTGTGGTTAATAAAAAAGATAACGAAATGTTTGATAGACTATTGGATAGATTGTATAAAACAATTAGTGTACACGAATTAAAAATACTAGAAGATTATTCAGACCTGTCACACCACAATGTAAGTGATGACATTGTTGAAGGGTCGGAAGATACAATGACACTAGTAAACAATTATGTTGACCAATTGCCAGTTGATTTAGACAAAGACAAACTAAAACAAATGATTAAAGAAACTTTTATAGAGGCACAAGATACAGATGTGGTTGCAGAATGATTAATTTTAAAAAAGTAAGATATAAAAACTTTTTGAGTACAGGTCAACAGTTTATAGAAATAGACTTACAAAAGGCTAATACAACATTAGTTATTGGTGAAAATGGTGCTGGTAAATCTACTATGTTAGACGCTTTGTGTTTTGGTTTGTTTCAAAGACCTTTTAGAAATATTAAAAAAGACCAACTAATTAATTCACTTAACGAAAAAGAATGTGTTGTTGAAGTTGAATTTACAGTAGGTCAAAAAGATTATAAGATTATAAGAGGTATTAAACCAAACACTTTTGAGATATGGTGTGATGGTGATATGTTAAATCAAGACGCTGCTCAAAGAGATTATCAAAAACATTTAGAACAAACAATACTTAAATTAAACTTTCGGTCATTCACACAGGTTGTTATATTAGGTAATGCTTCGTTTGTACCATTTATGCAATTACGAGCAAGACATAGACGCCAAGTTGTAGAAGAAATATTAGATATAGAAATCTTTTCTAAAATGAATTTAATGTTTAGAGAAAAGGCAAAGGCACAAGATGAGATAATCAAACAAGATGACTTTGAATATTCTATATTAGATACAAAGATTGAAGATAAGAAAAAGTATATTGATGATATTAGTAATCGTAGCAAAGACTTAGCAGATTCCAAGAAGGCAGAATTAAATAAATCTATAACTGATATAGCAAACTATCAAGAAGATGTTAAAAAAGTTAGAACAGATATTGCTGAACTACAAAAACAAATCTTAGATGAAACAAAAGTAAATGCTAAACATAAACAACTTCATAACTTAGAAGCAAAATTAGAGAACACCTGTAGTAAACATAAGAAAGATTTAGGTTTCTTTGAAACACATAGCGATTGTCCTGTTTGTCAACAAGCGATTGATGAAGCCTTTAAATCTACAATGATTGGTAAAAAGACAGAAAAGATACAAGAGTTAGAAAGTGCTTTAGGTCAAATAGACAAAGAGATTAAAACAAATGAAATGAAACTAGATACCATTAATAAAACAATGGTATCAATTAGAGAAAAAGAATTACTAATTAATCGTTATGAAACTTCAATAGAAGAAATTAAAAAACAATCTGTTAGACTAGGACAAGAGATAGCAGATTTAACAAATGAGAACGTATCAACTGCTGAACAAACAGGTGAGTTAAATCAATTACAAGAACAGTTGATAGAAACAGATGTCAAAAAGAAAAAAGATAAAGAACATAAAGTTTATATAGACACCGCAAGGGCACTTATGCAAGATACTGGTATCAAAACAAAAATTATCAAACAATACCTACCGATAATGAACCAGTATATTAATAAATACCTGGCGGACATGGACTTCTTTGTTAATTTTACCCTCGATGAGGAGTTTAATGAAACGATTAGGTCCAGGTACCGTGATGAGTTCAACTATCATTCTTTTAGTGAGGGTGAGAAATTAAGAATAGACCTGTCTATACTATTCACTTGGCGAGAAATTGCTAAGTTAAAAAATTCTACAAATACAAATCTACTTATACTAGATGAGATATTTGATAGTTCGTTGGACACATCAGGTACCGATGAGTTTATGAGAATATTACAAACAACAATGGGTAAAGAAAATGTTTTTGTTATATCTCATAAAGGTGATACTCTAATTGATAAGTTTCCTAGAGTATTAAAATTTGAGAAACACAAAAACTTTACAAGGATGGCAGAATAATGAGTAAAGAAAAAAGAATATTGCATATGATAGCACCTAATGACCCTAGGTTGTTAAGTAAGATTGCACCATATAGCGATGATGATTTGAAACTACATGATTTCAAAGATAGAAAAGAACTATGTGACGCCATGTATGACACTATGAAAAAATATGGTGGCATAGGACTATCAGCAAATCAAGTTGGGTTACCATATCGAATGTTTGTTATGGGTGGTCACCCACAAATAGATTTAGGTAGAACTAGATATTGTTTTAATCCTAAAGTATTAGACATGAGTAAAGAAATGGTTATGATGAAAGAAGGTTGTTTATCTTTTCCTTTTATCTTTGTCGCAATCAAAAGACCTAAATGGATTGAAGTTGAATATGAAGATGAAGATGGTGAAATTAAAAAAGAACATATGCATGGTATGAATAGTAGAATATATCAACATGAAAATGAACATATGAATGGTCTAATATTTAAAGACTTAGTATCAGACTTTAAATGGAAAAGAGCAGAAGCACAAGCAAAGAAAACAATTGATAAACTATTGAAGAAACAAACAAAACATTAATGAAAAAATTTAAAGACAACATAAACGACTTTTTTAAATGGGTTAAAGGTACGGAACTTGTAGAGTTAGATGATATAGATGTATCTGAGGATCCTGTAAGACCTGAATTGACACTTGGTTTTAGAATTACAAATGGTCGTAAGATATTTGGTCTCAAATATGAAAATGAAGTTGAAGCAATTGTTTGTATTGCTCTTTGTCCTGAAGTACCATTCACAGTTAGAGAAATGGATTATATGTCACAAGCAGCTAATCAAGATGGTCAAAGGGGTGAGATAGTTGTTGCATATACTGTATGGTCAAGAAAAAGAGGTGCTGGTAAAGAGATTATTAATAAACTTGCTGATTGGGTAAAAGAAAATAAGTTTAGTAGATTGGTTACGCTATCACCATTAACACCTATGGCAACACACTTTCATATTCGTAACGGCGCAAAGCAAATTCATATCAATGATGAAACACAAAACTTTGAGTATAAATGGTAATTAGTAAACAAGAGTATGAGCGTTTAAAAGAATATTATGACTTTCAAAGAAAGAAGCAATACAATAGAGAACAACTTATGTATGTATGTGGACATATTATGAATATAGACCAAGATGATGCTGGCGATAATGATTTTTTTGATGAGATGTGGTCAAAGTTTGAAGAAAAAGATTATAAGGATCCACCAAGAGCATGGATACCTAGAGATAAAAAGTGGCGGATAGAAGGAGAAGAATAATGAAACCCTGGCAACATGGATACGAATTAGATACCTTGATAGAGTGGACTAATAAGTTCGAACACTACAACAAATATTGCCATAGTCCTTTTGCAAAAGCAAAGAAGAATGGTATGGCAACTGCCTTGAGTAAAGGACAACTACATGAACAGCAAGGTGTTGTTTATGAAATCAGAACAGCCAAGACTACTTCAAAGATAAAGATGTTTGGTGCAGGACCAGAGATTGCCTCAGTAATACCTGGCGACAAAGTTATATCTAAACTATCTTATGCTGATGGTAATACAGGTGAAAATATTACAAATGTTTTAAATAAATTTATAACACCTATTTGGTGCTACATATTTGAAGAAGATACATTCTTAAAAAAGGCAGTAGAAAGAGCAGGGTTTGAAAAGATAGGAACAAAGATAAGCACCTTTAGTGATATAACTGGTGTGTATTACAAGGGCGGTAGAAAATTTGTACCTGTACCAGAAACAGAAAATATTAATATTTACAAAACGCCATTACAATATGACCACAATATTATAGATGAAATGACTAGTCAATTATTAAAAATGGATTTAGAATATACTAATCATAACAGTAACTATAATCGCAAACAATCTTGGAAAGCGTTATCACTATTAGGGTTCGAAGAAGATAGTACCTATGTGGATAAGAAAGCAGGTAATGAAGAAGATAGACCGATAGTGCAAACAGATTTATATAAGAAACTAGAACACTTTGTAAAACATTTTTTAGATAAGATACCTGGTCGTTTTGATAGAGTTAGATTTATGACATTGAAACCTGGCGGCGGTGAATTAGCAAGACATACTGACCAAACAGACCCAACATGGGGCACAACAAATGAAAAAATGATAAGACTTCATATACCGTTAAAGACAAATGACAAAGTGATATTTACATCATGGGATAATAACGGTAACAAATGTGTACACAATATGAAGAAAGGTGAGTGTTGGTTCTTAGATACAAGACGACCACATACAGCAATCAATGGTGGCGATGATATTCGAATACATCTAGTTGCCGATGTTTGGTCCAATCAAGATACTAGACGCTTGCTAAAAGGCGAAAAATTTGATACAATAGGATTATATAATAAACGTTATGAAGAAGAACACACCTACCGAAACTTATAAACTAAAAGGTCGTAATGTATTAGTTAAGCGTGATGACCTCATGGGTGATGGTCATGTATTACCACCATGGGGAAAGATGGCAGGCATTGATAGACTACTTGAAAGATATATTAATCCTAAATATCCATTGATACATTTAGCAGTAAATGGTTCATGGTCAGGTTGGGCATTATCATATCTTTGTAAACAAAGAGGTATTAAATTTATCTATGCATACCCACCATCAAAAACATATTCTAAGTTTATACTAAACAAAGCAAGATTAAATGGGTGTGAGTTCTATGAATTAAAACCTAACATGATGGCAATATTATATGCTCAAGTTCAATCATATGCAAAAAGAAAAGACATACAAATGTTACCTTACGCTTTTGACCATCAATATTATAGAAACTGTATGAGTTCAAGAGCAAGAAGTGTATTCGTAGAAAATCCATTTGTAGACCATCTTGTCATATCAGCAGGTTCAGGTGTGACTAGTTCTGGTGTTGTAAAAGCATTTAATCCAGGTAGCAATCTATTCTCTAATTCAAACAAACAAGCCCATGTAATAACAGTTTCAAATGTATCAACAATTAATAAAAAGTTTAGTGAATATGGTATGACAGATTCCTCTATTCATGTTCATAAGACAAAATTTTTATTTGAAGATATGATGAAAAACTACGAAGTGCCTTTCCCTTGTAATGGTACGTGGGATAGAAAGGCATGGTGGTGGTTAGAACAAAACATAGAACAACTAGAAGGTGATATATTATTTTGGAATATAGGAGGTAATGTAAATGCCTAAGGCAACTTTAACACCAAAGACTAAACAACAAAAACAAATAGACCAAATGGAGAAAGCAATATATCGTATTGAACAAGATACGATACAACTTAGAAAAGAATTAAAAGAACATATAGAGAATATATGGGAGGTATATAAACCACTTAAAAAACTAATAAAGTATTTTGGCAAATGATAAAAAGTGATGTATTAGAAAGTATGATAGATGTAGGTAGTGGATTCTTTTTATCCATTATTATACAACTAACAATATTTCCTTTGTTTGATTTACACCCAACAATCTTTGAGAATTTTCAGATTGCTTTAATATTTACTGTGGTGTCAATGACTAGGTCAGCACTTTGGCGAAGATTTTTTAGAAAGAGAAAAGTATGAAAATTTGTTTTGCAAGTTTAAGAAAGAAAGTAAACTATACCGATGTATTAGAATATGGCATGGATGTTTTCTATGAATGTTTTAGATATTACAAAGATAATAATCCACAACATACATTTACATATTATAATTTTGCATGGGGTTCTAAAGGTGCAGAAAGAGATATAAACACACTAAAAGACGCTGATATCATTGTTTTTCCCGCCGTACAAGAGTTTATTTACTTTGCAGACGCTATGCACCCGAGAGATGTAGAAAAGTCACAGGCAGAGATTAGAAAGACATATGAATACTTAAATGATAAAGATATAATATTAATTACACAGGATAGAGGTGTAGATGAAGAAATGGTTATGCGATATACTTTTGAAGAACAAGTCAAACCGAAATCATTTCAGACTATTGATGAAATGGATTTTACCATGTGTTTAC